ATCAGTCGAGGAAGGCATTGAGTTTTTGAAGAACTATGACATCGTGGTTCACCCTCGTTGCATACACACTATTGACGAATTAAGCCTGTACAGTTATAAGTCTGACCCATTAACTGGCAGAATATTGCCTGTGCTTGAGGATAAAAAGAACCACGTAATTGATGCTTTGCGATATGCTTGCGAGGGTGTCAGGCGTGCAGCAGTAACCAAAGCAGTGAACTTTACGCCATTGCCTACCATCAATAAATGGTAGAAAATCGCACAAACAAGGACAGACATGGCACGAATTCCAAACGATCAACGACTATCGAATTTACATTCTGAAGCCCTACGCCAGTTCAATGACATTCAAACTGCACTGCGGGATGAGCGTCTGCAATGCTTGCAAGACAGACGTTTCTACTCCCTGTGCGGTGCTCAGTGGGAAGGTCCATTGTGGGATCAGTACGAGAATAAACCTAAGTTTGAGGTCAATAAAATTATGTTGGCGGTCATTCGTATCGTCAACGAATATCGCAATAACCGCATCACAGTTGATTATGTAAGTAAGGATGGGTCACAGAACGACAAGTTGGCCGAGGTCTGTGATGGTCTTTACCGAGCTGATGAACAAGCATCTGTGGCTGATGAGGCTTACGATAACGCTTTTGAAGAAGCTGTTGGTGGCGGTATTGGCGCATGGCGGCTACGGACAGTCTACGAAGACGAGGAAGATGACGAGGATGACCGACAGCGCATCCGCTTTGAACCCATCTACGATGCAGACAGCTCCGTATTCTTTGACCTAAACGCAAAGCGTCAAGACAAGTCAGATGCCAAGTTCTGCTTTGTTGTCACCAGCATGACCCGTGATAGCTACAAAGAAATCTATAACGATGACCCAACGGATTGGCCTAAGATAATCCACCAGTATGAGTTTGATTGGGCAACCCCTGACATTGTGTTTGTGGCTGAATACTACAAACTTGAAGAAAAAACAGAGACTATCCGCATATTCCAAGCCATTGATGGCACTGAGGAACGCTACACAGCAACAGATTTTGCTGACGATGAGACCCTAGAAGAAACCTTAATTGCCATCGGCACAAGGGAAGTCCGTCAAAAGCGTGTCAAGCGGATGCGTGTTCGTAAATACATTATGTCGGGCGGCAAGGTTTTGGAAGATGCTGGCTATATTGCAGGCAAGTGCATCCCCATTGTGGTGGTGTACGGCAAGCGTTGGTTTGTGGACAACATCGAGCGTTGCATGGGTGCAGTCAGATTGGCGAAAGATGCCCAGCGCCTGAAGAATATGCAACTTAGCAAATTGGGCGAAATATCAGCCTTGTCCAGCATCGAAAAGCCCATCATGACCCCCGAGCAAGTGGCGGGTCATCAACTTATGTGGGCTGAAGACAATCTACGTGATTACCCTTACTTGTTGATTAACCCAGTGACAGGAGCTGATGGCGGCACACAAATCACTGGTCCTGTGGCTTATACCAAATCGGCTGCAATCCCACCAGCAATGGCGGCACTTTTGCAGATTACTGAACAGGATATGCAGGACATCTTAGGCAACCCGCAGGGCGCAGACAAGATCGTTTCAGGCGTATCAGGTAAAGCTGTGGAGATGATTCAAACCCGTGTGGATATGCAGACATTTATCTACATGAGTAACTTTGCCAAGGGCATGAAACGCTGTGGTGAAATCTGGTTGAGCATGGCAAAAGACATCTACACCGAAGACAAGCGCAAGATGAAAACCATTGCGCCTACTGGTGAATCTGGCATGGTTGAATTAATGCAGCCGATGATTGACCCAGAGTCTGGTGCAATGATGATGAAGAACGATTTATCAAGTGCCACCTTTGACGTTGTGGCAGAAGTTGGCCCATCCAGTAGCAGTAAACGTGCAGCCACGGTCAGGGCTTTAACAGGAATGCTTCAGATTACCACCGACCCAGAGACAGCCCAAGTGCTGACCGCAATGGCAATGATGAACATGGAGGGCGAAGGCGTGGGTGATGCCAATGCCTATTTCCGCAAGAAGTTGCTCCGCATGGGTGTGGTACAGCCAACAGACCAAGAAGCTGAAGAACTGATGGCAGAAATGCAAGGCAAACCGCAAGACCCGAACGCCATGTACCTACAAGCGGCAGCTGAAGAGGCAACTGCCAAAGCAGCCAAAGCCCGTGCTGATACTGTTGAAACTGTGGCAAGTGCCGAGTTGAAACGTGCTCAAACATTGCAGACTTTGGGTAAAGTCGATGAAACCGCACAGAACATGGCGATGACCAATGCCCAGGCAGTACAAGAAATTTTGCAAGGTCAGATTGTCCAACCTGTTGCGAATCAGTAAAAAACAAGCGAGAATGTATTAACGGATGCCACCCACCGTTTCAATGGGTGAGTTTAATGGGGTCAAAGATGAATCAAAAGGCAGTAATTGAGGATGAAGAAACCATTGTTGAGGAAGAAATTGAGGAAGTCACGGAAATCGTTGGCGACCAAGATGAACCCGATGCAGAGGAAGTAGTTGTCAGCATTGGTGAGGAAGCGCCACCTCCCGAAGAGCACACTCCTGCGCCTGAATGGGTTAAAGAGTTGCGGAAAACAAACAGAGAGTTGCAACGACAGAATCGTGAACTGCAAAGCAAGCTGCAAATCCAGCCAACTGAGAACAAACCAGTTGCCATTGGAGCGAAGCCCAAGCTAGAAGATCACGACTATGACGCTGACAGATACGAAGAAGCACTGACTTCTTGGTTTGAGCGCAAGCGACAAGCCGATGAGTCAAACGCCAAGCAAGAAGCTGAAGTTATGAATCAGCAAAAAGCATGGCAGGCCAAGTTGGATGGCTACGGCAAAGCGAAAGCTGAGTTGCGAGTCAGGGATTACGAAGATGCCGAAGCTATTGCTCAGGAAGTCTTTTCGATCACCCAGCAAGGCGTAATTCTTCAAGGGGCTGAAAACCCCGCACTGGTTGTTTACGCACTTGGAAAGAACGCAAAGAAGGCTAAAGAGTTGGCAGAAATCACAGACCCCGTAAAGTTTGCCTTTGCGGTAGCGAAACTGGAGAAAGAATTGAAAGTTACAAATCGCAGAGCAGCACCCGCACCCGAGCGTATCGTTTCAGGAACTGGACGGTCTTCAGGTGCGGTAGACTCAACACTTGAACGGCTGAGAGAAGATGCGGCACGTACTGGAAACATGACGAAAGTCATTCAGTACAAAGCGCAGAAACGAACAGCATCCAAATAATTTACTAGGAGCTTTTTATGAGCAATTCATTCAGCAAGGAAGAGCGCGTAGCGTTTGAGGACATCCTCGAAGGCTTTAACGATGCTTTAGTTTTATCCCGCAACGTGTCTGTCTACAATACAGACAGCTCGATGATGGAGCGCACCAACAACGTTATCTATCGCCCACAGCCTTACATCGCACAGTCGTATGATGGCATGGACCAGACTGGTAACTTTGGCGCATACACCCAACTTTCAGTCCCAGCGACACTTGGCTTTCAAAAGTCTGTGCCGTTCATTCTGGATGCTTTGGAATTGCGTGATGCACTGCAAGAAGGTCGCCTCGGTGATGCTGCAAAGCAGAAACTGGCCTCCGACATCAACATCGCCATCATGAATACTGCCGCAAACCTCGGTTCGTTGGTGGTCACTGTCAGCACAGCTGCTGGTGACTATGACGATATCGCTTTGTGCGACAGCATCATGAACGAGCAAGGCGTACAAGCCTTTGATCGTTACTTGGCATTGTCTAGCCGTGACTACAACGGCATCGCTGGCAACATTGCTGGTGGTGGTGGTGGCGCTTCTGTGTCACGTAGCTTCGCTGGTAACAAGTCAAACAATGCGTTTGAGCGTTCTTATGTTGGTATGGTCGCAGGCTTTGAGACCTACAAACTGGACTACGCAAACCGTATTACAGCGGCAACTGGCTCTGACCCAACGATGAGCACTTTGGCTGCGGCTGGCAATTACTATGTTCCCGTTGCAACTTCTACTGCTGCGACTGGTGAGACTGCCAACGTGGACAATCGTTTCCAAACGATTACCGTGTCAAGCACCACCGACTTGCCAGCAGGAACACCTATCGAGATTGAAGGCGTTGAGGCCGTCCATCACATCACCAAGCAAGGTACTGGATTCTCCAAGACTTTCCGTGTTGTGAGCGTGACCAATGCAACCACTTGCGTTATTACACCTCCCATTATTTCCGCTCAAGGTGGAACTGATGCCGAGTTGCAGTATCAAAACTGTATCGTGACTGCCGCTTCTGGTCGCACTATCAACCGCCTGAACAGCGATGCCGCACCTATCAACTGCTTCTGGCAGAAAGATGCGCTCGAAATTCTGCCTGGTCGTTACGCTGTACCCTCTGATGCTGGTGTCGCAGTGATGCGTGCCTCTACAGATCAAGGCATCGAAGTTGTCATGCAGAAGCAATACGATGTGAATACCATGAAGACCAAGTATCGTCTCGATACCTTGTTTGGCGTGGTCAATAAACAGCCAGAGATGTCAGGCATCCTGTTGTTCAACCAAACACCTTAAGGAGTCATCATGAGTTATCAAGTAATTTTTACACAAGGTACTGCTACAGTTACCGTACCCGCAGGCGAGAAAATTGCAGTTCAAGCCTACTCACCAGCAAGTGTGTTTCAAGAAGTTGGCTACCCCAATTTTCCTGAATCACAAGACTTGTTGACCGTAGTTGAAAACACCACCTATGTATCAGGCGCATTCACCAATGCCACCAGCGTGACTATTCAAGCTGGTGCATCGGGTGCGTACTACTCTGTGGGTGTTGCACCTGACATCAGCAACAATGGCAACTGGCAACCTCAGGGTGACCCAGCCAACATAGCAGATGGTGGTTCGATGATTGCCACAGCAGCAAATGTGCTGACTGGCATTGTCACCTCTACGCTGACTCAAGCTCGCAACCTTCAATTGCCAACAGGTACAAACCTTGACTTGGCAACTGAATGGGCAATCGGTGATTCA